CGTTCTGGTTTAATGGCAAAGTTAGTGTGACGTTTATAGTTTTGTCTGAAGAAGGAGACTTGTGGGTCGCCTGTGATGTAGACATCTTGGGCACCGACCGAGACGAGGTCAATCAAAGCAGCTGACATATTTACTATTATACTATATTAAAAAAATTGGGCGTTAACGAGGTAAGAAAAATGGTCGTTTTTCAAGCACTTACCTGGGAAACGGAAGACGACGACGAGAGTCACTTGGTACACGTATTCGGTAAAACTCAAGATGGATTATCGGTATGTGTAACAACTGAATTTAAACCGTACTTTTTCGTAAAGTTGCCTCGCGATAACGTCGAGAACCGCGCGATCATTTGGTACGAAAAAATGCGTAAACTGTGTTCGGATATTTCTTTCGAGTATACTCTCGTAAGATATAAGGACGTGTGGGGGTTTCAAAATAACGAACAGTTTTATTTCATGAAAATAGATTGTTGTACTTTGGGTGATAGACGACGCCTGGTTTCTATACTGAAGAAAAACAAATTACTCGATGAGTTTACAAAACTTAAACTTTTCGAAACGAACCTCGACCCTGTTCTGAGGCTCATGCACAGAACTGGAATACAATCGACTGGGTGGTTAGATACTGGTGATTCGTGTTATGAAAACAATATCGCTAACGTTGATATAGATTTGACGTGTCCTGACTGGTCTGAACTCAAACCCGTCGATAAATCCGAAACTGCACCCTTTGTAGTTGCATCTCTCGATATAGAGTGTAACAGTTCTACTGGTAAGTTTCCTGATGCAGATATAGAAGACGACGCGTGTTTTCAAATTGCTATTTCCCTGTGTGCTTTTGGAAACGATGTTCCTTACGATAAGACGTGTTTCTGTTATAAGAAGACCGATTCGAACCTCGAAGGGTGTTCTATTTTGAGTTACGATACGGAACGTGATATGTTGATTGCGTTTAGTAAGTACATGCAAAAGATGGATATTGATATTATAACCGGTTGGAACATTTTTGGATTTGATATGGAGTATATAATGAAAAGAGCCGAACTGAATTCGTGTGGTTCATCCTTTTTCAATTTGAGTAAACTCAGGGATTATTCGTGTAAAATGGTGTATAAAAAGTTATCGTCGAGTGCTTTGGGTGATAACGACTTGAAACTCGTTCCTATTCCGGGACGTTTCGTTTTTGATTTGTTTCACGAGGTTAAGAAAGGGTACAAACTTGATTCGTATAAACTCGATAACGTTTCTAAACTGTACCTGGGTGATCAAAAAATAGATATGCCTGCGAAAGAGATGTTTGCGCGATTCGTCGAAGAGGATCCCGTAAAGTTACGCGAGGTTGCTGAATACTGTATTAAGGATACTCTTTTACCACACAGACTTTTGTCTAAACTGTGTACCCTTATCAATCTCCTGGAGATGGCGAAAGCGACGTGGGTACCGTTATCTTACCTCGTCGAGCGTGGACAACAAATCAAAGTGTTCAGTCAGTTGACGAAAAAGGCACGAGAAATGGGGTACTTGGTACCAACTATATCATGGAGTGAAGGTATGGTCGAAGGGTACGAAGGTGCAACCGTCCTGGAAGCTCAAAAAGGTGCGTACTATACACCCATAACCGCACTTGATTTTGAAGCCTTGTACCCATCAATTATGATGGCACACAATTTGTGTTATTCAACACTTATAATGGATCCTAAATACGAAAATAAGGAAAAGTACCCTAATTTGGAAATCGAAACGTTTGGACAGTTCAAGTTTGTTCAGAACGTACCGAGTCTTTTACCGAGTATTCTTTTGGAACTCAAACAGTTTAGGAAACAGGCTAAGAAAGATATGGCAAATTCTACGGGTTCTTTGAAACAAATGTATAACGGTAAACAGTTGGCGTATAAAGTGTCTATGAACTCCGTTTATGGTTTTACGGGTGCATCTAAAGGTATGTTACCGTGTGTCCCTATTGCATCTTCGGTAACGCGTAAAGGAAGGATGATGATTGAAGATACTAAGAATTACGTCGAAAAGAATTTTCCTGGTGCAAAGGTAAGGTACGGTGACTCTGTAACACCGGATACACCTTTACTTATTCGTAAAAATGGTATGGTACAAACGTGTCGCATTGATTCACTTGTAAATGAATACACTTTACGCGACGATGGTAAAGAAATTGGTAAAATAGAAGCTGAGGTTTGGACGGAGAATGGATTTACACCAATACATCAAATTGTAAGACACAAAACGAACAAAACTATTCACAGGGTTTTAACACACACGGGTATAGTCGACGTGACTGAAGATCATAGTCTTTTACTCGAAAATAAGGAGATTGCTAAACCCACGCAAGTTGGTATAGGAACGGCGTTACTCCATGGAAACTGTGTAAATTCTATCGATACATCTACTGATACAAGTATTACTAAAGAAGAAGCAAAAGTTATGGGTTTTTTCTTTGGTGATGGATCGTGTGGTACATACTTATGTAAATCCGGTGTAAAAAGTACATGGGCTCTGAACAATTCAAATTTGGAGTATTTAGAAGAAATGCAAAAATTGTGTTCTTTCGAAACAGTAATATATGATACGATCAAAAGTTCTGGTGTCTATAAACTTAACGCTAAAGGTTTGGTTGTAGATATTGTTAAAAAATATAGAAACTTGTTTTACAACTCACACAAAGAAAAGATAGTACCGTCATGTATTTTAAATGCCCCTTTGGAAATTATTCAGTCTTTTGTAGATGGGTATTATATGGCTGATGGTGACAAAGATAAAAATGGATACACACGTATGGACATAAAAGGTAAAGAAGGGAGTATGGGAATGTATATGCTAGGACGAAAATTGGGGTACAATGTTTCTATAAATACGCGTACTGATAAAGTAAATGTTTTTAGACAAACATGGACAAAATCTACACAAAGAAAAGATCCACAAAAAATAAAAAAAATTGAGTGTTTGGGTAATACAGAAGGTTACGTGTACGATTTAACCACGGAATCACACCATTTTCACGTGGGTCCGGGTGATCTTGTAGTTCATAATACAGATTCTGTTATGGTTGAATTTGACGTAGGTGATCGTCAAGGTGAAGAAGCTATAAAGTACAGTTGGGAACTCGGTGAGCGCGCCGCTGAAGAGTGTACACACTTATTTAAAAAACCGAACAATCTCGAACTAGAAAAGGTATATTGTCCGTACTTTTTGTACTCAAAGAAACGGTATGCGGCTAAACTCTGGACAAAGGGTAAAGATGGTAACATGAACATGGATTATATAGATGTTAAAGGTCTTCAACTTGTTCGTCGTGATAATACACCACACGTACGTGAAGTGTGTAAAGAGTTACTCGATGTCGTTTTAGAGAGTAGCGATACGGGTCCCCCCAAAGCTTTGGCATTACAACGTGCTATAGAACTTCTCGAAGGGGAGGTACCTAACGAGAAGCTTATTCTTTCGCAACAATTGGGTGATTCGTATAAGTCGGATAACTTATCGCACGTACAGGTTCGTAATAAAATGCGCGCGAGACAACCCGGTTCCGAACCACAATCTGGTGATAGAGTTCCGTATATACTTCTTAAAACACACGACCCTAAAGCAAAGGCGTTCGAGAAAGCCGAGGATCCGAAATACGCCGAGGAACACAATTTACCCGTAGATTACCCATACTATTTCCTGAATAAGTTTTTGAACCCAGTGTGTGATTTGATAGAACCCCTCTTTGACGATCCTAAGGAAGAGATATTTGGGGAATTAATAACGAGAGCTAAACCAAATAGAAGAAAGAAACTTATAGACGATCCTAACCAAAGAAAGATAAGTGATTTCTTTACGAAAAAAGGTTAAAAGGTAGCTTTTATTGTACTATATGATGGAATATAAATTGTATAGTGAAAACGTTCGTTACAGAATATCCGAAGTTACTTTACAAATAATAGAGGAACTAAAACAAAATGTACCGAGACTTAACAGACCCGATACGTTTTACGATTTAAATGTTTACACTAATGTAGATAAACCTAAAGCCTACGACGAAATAATTGAAAATAAAACGCTCCGTACAGAAATAGAGAAAAAAAGCGATAAGTTTTTAAGGAAAGAAATTGCACCTCTTTTAGCGAGGTGTTCTAACATGAGACTTGAAGGTAGAATTGAACCATATTTCTATAATATTTATTCTCAAAGAAATTATTGTAGATGTTCTCGTTTAGATAAGAATAAAAAACGTCATTTTTTGTGTTTTATGTCAGAACAACGTAAAGGTTTGTGTAAGACGTGTTATGAAATGGGTCGAACTATTCCTAAAACAAAAATCCCGGTGTTACCACCACCGGTAAAAACGAGTGATTATGATAAAAAGTTAGAGGGTCAAGATGCTTTAGTTTCCATTAATATTACTTAAAAAAATGAGTCGTGTTTAGTTTAAGATGAATAAATCAGACATACTATTAAGTTCCATAGATACATTTTATGAAGTGCCTGAAAATAGAAAAATTCTTAGTCAGATACTAAACAAATCGGGTGGTATTTCCTTGCGTAATTTGGAGTGGTTTATTACCAATTATTCTAAAAAAACAAATTTATCTTACAAAACGGGTGACGGTAAAATGTTTAGTGTTCACTGTGCATACAAATCAAGTTTGGATGGGTACAGTAAAAAATTATTCGATCCTTTTTGTAGATCATCTAAAATAAGTTATACGATACCAGGGACAAGTGATGAAATTCATACAACGGTAGCGCAATTGAATTTTATCAGATGGTGTATAAAAAATAACATTATAAATTACATAAAAGAAAATAAGAACGAATTGTTTAGTAAGCGCGAGTCATGAACCCGTTTTCGAATTCAAAAGTTTGGTAACCGACGTAGTATAAATGTAAATTATAATTACTCGTAAGTCCTTCTTTCATCTTCACTTCTAAGACGGTTCTGTTAGACTGTAACTGACTAAAATCCAGGCTTCCCGATGGTTCCACATTAATCGGATTCATCGAGAAAGCGTACGTGTATATATTTCTTAAAGGTCGCGATAAACGACTCGAGAAGGGTACGACGTATTTAAAATATTTGTGATCGCTATCTTGAATATTTGGTATATCTTGTCCATTTACGTATATCTTAGCGGATGTCATGGGTGGATTAAAAAACTCGTTTGTTATTGAGTATTCTACGTTCGAAGAAAAGTTATACCTATTAGCAAACACGTTAGCGAGAAGTGTAGTTCCACCTTCGTATATACTTTCATCTTCAAAAGCCTTTTGTCTGAAAAACCAATTGAGTGTTTTAACGGGTGTGTTCGGTACGAGTTCTAATTTACTCTCTAAATTACCGGCTTCTATTTCAAGGGTAGGGTGTTTTTGAACTATATCTGTTATAAACCTCTGTTTCGTATTCGAAAAATAACTACGTTCGCTTGGATCGAGTGTTATTTCTTCAGTTATGACGTCGAAACTTTCGAGTGAAAACGAACTCGATGTATCCGTAAAAAACGTTTTAGGGAAAAACTCAAACTCGAATATTATTTTTTGTTTGTGTATGGCACACGTAGGAAAGTAAGGACGGTTTGGTTTATTCGTTTCGTATTCATCACTTTCGTATTTTCTAGAAAAAAATAAGTGGATTGGTATTAAAACGTTTGATTCACTTTGGCTTAAAAACTGATTACCGGCGAGTAGAGAAGTATCTTCGGCTAAGTTCCTGTTTATGGTGTACCTTTTAGTTCTCTTTTCCGATTCGTCGAGATACAGTTCGTCGTATATTATACCCCAATCGGCGTGGTATTTTTCAACTACCATTTCGTCTACGCGCATGGTTACAGACTTTATGAGATGACGACCTATTTGATCTGCAAAATTTTCGTTTACAGATAAACCGGGTAATTTAATCGAAACGTACATGTTTGAAAGAAGATCACCCATATTTCTGGGGTTTAGCGTGACTTTTACAGTTTCACCAAAAGGCCAGTTCGTGTTTATGGCTTGATCACTAGGCCTGTTGACGTTAAAGTTCCTGTGAAATTTTGTAAACTTTGAATGTCTTTTTGGAGTGTATTTAAATAAAGAAAAATCTGGATCGCTTTCTAAAAGGTACGTGTCTTGTTTGCCTATCGCACTTAAAGAAATTTTAGAACCCGTGTTTGGACCAGTGTTTATGTCACACATAATACTACTTATTACTAACAATTTTTTAAATCTCGTTTAACGAACGATTTTAAATTATCGTACCAAAAACAAATTTCTTTACTGGTTAAAGATAAAGGCACACTTTGTATGCGTTTTATAAGACCAGTTTCCTGTTTGCGTAACGCTGATATACTTGGTTTTTTTGTACGTACAAAACACGAATAACACACGCGTTTTATTTTAGTACCAAAAAATTTATAAAAAGAATCGTTGTTACACACAAAAATTGGGTTTATTTTTCTATACTTTCTTATCGCCTGTCTTATATCACGGTTATTAGATTTTATGTATGGTTTTAATGGGTTATTACAAATCGTACAAAACCCTTTGCACTTAATATACATAAAAGAATTACATACTATTTTTTTATGTATTATAATCAGGTAACACATCCAGATGGTACAATATGTTTAGGTGTAAATACAGAAGAACAAAGACCTGAAGCGTTCGATATAGAACAAGCGAGTGTAGAAAGAGAAGAAGATGAAGTACGCGAAGTGTTTACTAACTACATGTCACACGTTCACGAGTGTTTCTTTTTAGTTACCTTATTTTCTTTTATTTTTATACAAAACGTAATAAACCTTATAAATATCATACTTTCTTTTATTTGTATGATTGGTGTGTATTCGAATGCTAAATATTTGGTACTTATACACGCGATGTGTATGATGTGTTTAATAATGATATGCGTGGCTATTAATTTGTTTGAATATTTATTTTACTACTTTCCGTACTTAATAATAAATGTGTGTTCATTAGCAACCTTAGTCGAGGTGACTTAAAATATAAATCAAGAAAACTAAAATGGAATATTCTCAAAAAGATCTCGATATTGCAAAACGCTTGTATAACACAAAAGATGAAAAGTGTGAAAGGTTTGCAAGAAGTATACATAAATTGAGAGAATCTAGGAAAAGGTATGACGACCAAAGAGATAAAAAAAGAATTATCTTTTTAACGGAGGTGCCTGAACAGATTATTCAAAATAGACACGCTTTTAATGTATGTCAGGCGACTACAATGAGTGGGAAAAGGTGTAATTTCAAGGCATCGTGTGGAAACTTTTGTAAGAAGCATTCACACGGTACAAAAAATTTAGATATTAGTGTATTAGGTACTAAACCAGTTTTAAAAAATATTATGTTATAATAAATGTTAAATCA